CTTTCACGGCGGCGAGGGCTTTGACTCCTTGTTCGACGGCATAGTCCTCCTCTGATCCTCCGCATTTACCCCAAAGTTCAATCATACCATCCAAAGCCTCCGCCAGCCTGTCGCGTTGCTCGCGGGCATCGGTAAGCTCGCGCGTCAGCTTATCCCTCTCGACGAGCAGAGATGACTCACGGCTTGATACAGCGCGGAGAACCTTGCACATCGACGTGACGCTAATATGCTCGCTTGCCATCATGCCGCAGGTCGCGCATTCGTAATTATGCTCCTCTGGCGTCGGGCGTGAGCATGTCGGACAATCTGATAGTTCACTCATGGTGTTTGTAGCGTTTATGGTTGGTTTTCGTTTTCCTCTTCGTGGTCCATGGCGATCCTAGCATCGCGCGCTTCGATGATCGCTATCACGCCGAGCCAAGCAGCAATAACGGTGAACGTTATTACCGCCGTGGCCGACCAGTAGAGCGAGATGATTGCAAAGATTGCCGACCAGCATGAAAGCGAGATTGCCAGTGCGGCCCATATGCCTGGGTGTTTTCGTGTTGTTTTCATAGGGTGATTTAATTTCTAGGGTTAATAGCGCCTTTGCGGATTTCGACGCGCTCTACCACCACGTCCTCGACGTCAGGAACGTGGTTCCTTGCGATGAATGCCGCGCGCTTTGCGGTGGTTGCTGCGACGAGGAATGGCTCGCCGTCGCGACCAACGAATGCCACTGCGTGCCAGCGCAGTCGCGTTTGCTTGTGATAGATGCCCTTTGGGGATGGTGTTAGTGTTTTCATGTTGCTGTGAAGTGGCGCGATACAACTCATCTAACAGATTTACGTCAACGTTATTTTTCGTTAATTTTCATCACCTGCTCAGCTACCTTCAAGACGCATTTGCCTTGCCCTTCATCGTATGCCCAGCGCGACCAGTCGGGCACCTTCCAGCTCCCCTTGGAAAGCATCTCGCCAACATCATTGCGTGCGAATGATCCAGTGGGCACGTCGAGCCACTTCGCGGCATTACCACCCTTGGCTGCGCACTGCACGATCTGCTTTGCCTGAAGCGCATGATCGACCACGGCACCGAGCTCTTTCGGTCCCAGTCTTCCGATGTCCTCTGGGAGCTGCGTCCTGCGCCCGTAGCATGAATCGCCAGCCTTGCCGATAGCGAATGGAAATCCATCAGCAGCAGCCTTCTCCACAACCAGCACAAGCCAGGCCATGCGTTCGGTGGTGTTGGCATTGTTGTATGGATCCTGCTCGGTCTTGTCCTCCATGCAGCCGTTGGCGCGGATCAATGTCTTCTCGCCACTGTAAAGCCCCATGATGTTAGCCTTCGCGATACCCATGCGCCAAACAGCATCCTTGTGTGGCTTGATGCCGAGGGCCTTGCACCGACGGTCGTAGTCGGTGGCTCGGAACATGCCGAAGTTGATTCGGAAGTAGGATGGAATGGCGGTGGATCCGCGGATGGATTCCTTGAGGTCTTCCAAGCTCTTCACTGGCTCATTGGATTTGCGCAGGTGGTGATTGATGACGAGTGCCGCCCCTAGTTCTCCGCAGACGCGGTGCGCCTCGCGCATCATCTCCGAGATCACCACCGCGGAGTTCTCGTCGCCATGGGAGACTGAGTTGAGCGTGTCGATTGCCACCAGCGCCAGGTCTGGAAGCTCTCGCAGGAATTTGAGCATCTCTGCCCACCTCTGGCTGGAGCGCGTGGTGCCAGTTTTCGGGTCGCGCTCGGAGAGCGGGAATGCGCCGCCGATCTTCGTCATCGGCAGCACGATCAGCTTGTCGCCGGCCCTCTGGATGAGGCGGTTCTTGTCGAGCTCCAGCAGCCGGATGTGCATCTCGGTCTGGCTGTCCTCGCAGAGCACAAGCACGGACGTTCCGCCTTTCACCACCTTCTGCCCGCACCATGATAGGTTGTCACCTTCCTCCCATGCGGCGAGCTTCATTGCGAGGTCGGCCAGCAGGAATGTCTTGCCGGCACCGCCTTCGGCGACGAATAGATGGGGTTCGCCCTTGATGATGAATGAATCGACGAGGAACTCATGCGTTGGCTTTGGTTCCACCACCCACCGATGGGCTGCCCACGTGCGCAGGCCGAGCTCGTCTTCGCCCTTCGGGATGATCGGTTCGTATTTCCTCACCTCCGGCATCGGCCCGCGTGCCGTGACCTCGCGATCGAGGAGCGCCTGCCATTCCTTGCGGATCCTGTCCTCCGGCCATGGCGGCACCATGTTAGCCGCCACCCACCCGCAGGTGGCCGAGTAGGCCTCGGTCTCTCCCATGGATCCGCCGCGCATGACGTGGAGGTAGTGTCCTGCCACCTTGCTGAACGCATCCCAGCGCGTGATACCATCCACACCACCCTCGCGGATCGTCGTGGAGAGCAATGCCGTGCTGTCTTGCGAGGTGATGGGGGAGAAGTTGATCGTTGACTGCCGCGGCTTCACCTTCGCCCAGGGCGATGGCGTTGCCGCCGATAGCTTCCCAGTCAACTCGCGCACGGTGAACGAGTCGTCCGAGTAGCTTTCGATCGTCACCGCCTTGGTTTCCCCGCCCTTCATGTGGAGCGTGCCTGGCACGCGGATCGGTTGAGTGCGACGCATGAATGACGGATCGGCACCGAGCATCTCAGCGAGCCTCACGGCAATCGGCACCACCTCGGACGGCGGGAGCGGTTGCTCCAGCACGTAGTAGGCGTGGAGCTTTGGCCCCCACTCGTTTTTTCCACCGCTGCCGACGATCATCGACGGCTCGCCGATCTCTTCTTTGAGCCAGTCGATTGCCTGCCATGCTGGGATTTCATCGAGGTCGAGCACCACCGCCGGCAATAGCTTGACGTTATCCTCCTTCGCTTGGCGGTCGGAGAGGATTGCTGGCACAATGAACGTGCCGATCAGGTGTTGCGAGTATCGCGCTGCCGTGTGGCCCACGTAGCCTTCGATGTTCTGATAGACCGGCTCGATCGGGGTGTCTTCGGCGAACACGCCTTCCTTGGCGGTTCCTTTCTCCCCCACGCCGCGGATCATTAGGTATTCATTCGCCTCCCATATATGGTTAGCGAAAAGCGTGTCGATGTAGGTGCTGATGTTTTGTGTGTTGATAGTCATTAAAACGGGTTGTTGTTGTGTTGGTTGGCGAGAACGATCGACTTAGCCTCGTTCAGCATCCCGATCTTGGCGAAGAGGAGCTGGGCGTGGGTGTACATGTTTCGCCCTTTGGGTGTGTTTGCTAACTCCTTCTTGAGATATGAAATCTCCAAGTCGATTCTGGCGATGATCTTACTTACGTCCTGTTCGTTATCCATGCGGGCAGCTCTTGCGATGGTTGGGCGATGGATGGAGTGGTCGTCAGTCCGTGGCATTTCTGCTGGTAGTCGCAGAAGCAGCATTTGAAGAACGCTGGGTTTTCTGAGATGCGCGGCATTTCCTCCGGCGACTCGGTGCGAATGATCCTCGCGGCCTTGTCGGAAAGCTCCTGCGCATCTTGAAGATTAAGCTCCACGAACTCGGCGTAGATTTCGCCCGTGTTGCGGTTGATGGCGGTGAAGAGCGAACCATTGGGCACATCGAGGTAGGCCATGTAGGTCTGGAGCTGGCCGTAGTAGACCGGTTTGCTTTCCTTTACGCCCTTCTTGGCCGTCTCCTTCCAGCTCTTGTCGTTGAGGCCCTTGTTCTCCCAGATGATTGGGTACGGGAGGTCGAGCGGCCCTGCGGTGATGACGCCATCGCAATGGCCTGCGAGCTTGCCGCCCGCGACCTTGAATCCAAATTGCCCGCCGCTGGGGGTAGTGGTCTGGAGCGCGAAGCCCGCGCCGATGAGGTAATTCGCCACGCGGCTTTCAGCGTCGTGGCCCATGTCGAACACGCGCAGGATCTTGCCGGAGAAGCGGTCGGCCTTGTCGGTTGGTACCTTGTGGTATTCGTAGGCCAGCATGCGCGAGCACTCTTCGCCCCACCTGGAGGCTCCGAGGTATTCGCGTGGTGTCTGCTTGGCGTTGACTTCCTGCATCGACTTGTCGAGCAGCGGTTCTAGTAGGTGGGTGATGTTCATGGTTCGATGAGATATTCGCATTCAAATGCGATGATGGGTGGTGGTGCGATTGCAACGTAGATATTCGGGCGGGGAGCGGTTCTGCGCAGGCAGGTTTTGCACCCTTCGCGCCAGCCTTCTTCGTCGGATCCTTCTCCATTGCAGCGCGCCACGTCGGATGGTAGGTGGTTTTCGCTCATGGTTCGGTGTTTGTTAATGCAACTTGATTGCAAATATGGAGGCAGCGGAAATAGCCGGCGCCGTCTACGGCGTTGTCGCGTTTGCGCTGGTGGATTTCCCTGCTCAGCTTCAGGCAGATCATAAACATCGCCACGTCGCGGGCTTCAAATTCGACGCCCTTCAGTGCGCTCCACATCTTGGCGGTGCGCGCGAAGTCTTGATCCGGTGGTCCGTATTGTGCTTGCCGATCACCGGTGGTGAGGCGGAGCGCTTCTTCGAGGATGTCTTCTTCCATGGTGTTAGTTGATTCGGAATTTGTCGATGATGGGCACGATCGAGCGGGCACCTTCCTTGGTCTTACAGGAATCCGAGATTCCCTTCACGCCGCGGCACACCGAGCGGGTTGTCATGCCAAACCACGACGCGAGCGTGGCCTGCGGGATGCCGTGGAATCGGTTGAACACGAAGAAGATCATCGAGCGCCATGCGGAGGCTCGGTGATTGGGGCGTTGGATGAACATGTCCTCCCACGTCACGCCTTCGGCGTGCGAGAGGATCTTCTTCATGATGGCGACCTGATCGCTGGTCGGTTTTCTGTCAAATAGTTGGTTGGTTAGGTCCATGTCGGATGTATGTTGGCTATGTCTGATTTATTCGTCAATGGTTTTCTTCTTAATGTGCATGTGCCGTGATGCTGGATTGGATTTTCTTCTCGTTGAACATCCAAGTGAGCATGCACGCGGCCTTGTATCTGTTAGGCGCTGAGAAGCTCATCGGGTTGATACCAAGGAGCTGGCACTGCTTTTCGCTCGCTCTCTCGTTGAGCCACCGCTTGCTCTTCTTGGCCGCGGATTTGTCGCCGTGGGTGCGGAGAAAGTCGTCGCCATTGGCGAGCGCCATGATCTTGTCGTGCGAGCGGTTGAGCAGTCGGATGTTGCGCTCTCCCTTGACCACCCCGTAGGTCCACCAGATGCCGGCGTAGCTCACTAGGATGGCTGCAGCGGAGAGCCCGTCGGCAATCACCACTTGGTTGTCCCAGAGGGCTTCCCAGCGGTAGGGCGAAAGCTCCAGCAGGTCGATCTCGGTGAGAACGAAATCCCCCACGAGCGCCCGCCCGTCGCGGTCTTCGGTGAGGAACTGGTGGGCGCAGGCTGGGCAGGTCCGGCAGCCCATTGGTATGATGGTGTCGCACTTCGGGCATTCCTTGGTGGGCGCCTCACCTGGCTTCGCTTGCCGCGAGTCGATCACCGCATCCACCTCCAGCCCGCCGTGGTTGAGCAGGCTGGATCCGAGGTCGATGATGATGCAGTCATCCTTGATGAGCCCTGGGTATTGATCCGGCTCGGAGATCGTGCGCAGCCCGCGGCCAATCATCTGGATCATGGTGCCCTTGTGCATCGACGGGCGGTTGAGTATCACGCAGCTCACCGACGGCTCGTCAAACCCCTCGGTTGCCACGGCGCAATTCCATACCATCTGGGTCTCACCGGTCTTGAAGCGGCGCCATATCGCTCGCCTCACGGCTTCGGGTGTGGTGCCGTCCACGCATTCCACCGCCACGCCGGCGCCCTTGAATGCTTCGGTCATGTGCTTGGCGTGCGCCACGTTGGTGGCAAATCCGATCGTCTTGCGATCTTTGGCAAGGTCGAACCACTCTTGGATCACGCGCTCCGTCACCGGCTCGATGTCCATGAGGGCGGCGGCGGCATCCATATCGAACTCGCTTCCGTGCTTCTTCAGTGAGCCGAGTTGGTCTTGCATTCCCAGGTCGATGACGAACGTCCGCGGGCGGACGAGAAATCCGCTCTGCACCATCTCGCCCAGCGACACGATGTCGGCCACGTTGCTGAACACCGCGCGCAGTCCCTTGCCGTCGCCCCGCTCGGGGGTGGCGGTCACACCGAGGACGTGGGTGGCTGGGTTAAGCTCCTTCGCTTGCTCGATGACGCGGAGGTAGGATGCCGCGCTGGCGTGGTGAGCCTCGTCGATGACCACCAGGTCCACCGGCTTCATAAGCGGTATGCTTGCCTTGGTACCTAGTGATTGTACCATGGCGAAGGTGTGTCCATCGGGTGCCCACCGCTTGTGGTCAGCAGCGAACGTAGCGGTGGCAGCCTCCGGCGCCACGCGCTGGAACTTGCCGCGGTTCTGCTCCAATAGCTCGATGCGGTGTTGGAGTACGAGCGACCGAGGGTAGCTGGCAGCGATAGCCGAGAGGGCAATCGTCTTGCCAAATCCCACAGTGGCCACACCGATCGTGTTGCCGTGCTGGTTTAGCGCGGCTTTGCAGCGGTCAACGAATACCGTCTGCCGGGGTCTGAGTTGCATGTTGTGTTGTGATGAAAATGAAAAAGCCTGCCAGTGGTGTGTTGCACACGGTAACAACGCACCTGTGTTGGGCTCTCCCCAACCCCCATGCACCACTGGCAGACAGAATTTTTATACGGAAGAGACGAAATCGCAGTCAAGATGTTCCTGCAATGCTTTCCGCGCTCTCCATCCGACTGGGCCGGACATGCTGGCCAGTCGGAGAATTGTTTTGATAGCAGCCGCTTTGCATGGCGTTGTGCTGTGTAGTATCTGCAAAGCGTCCCATAGCTCTAACAGGATCAGGGCTTGTTGAGCCACGACGGCGCTCCTGATGCTGGAGCTGCTGGAGCTGCGAATGCGGTCGAGCGCGTGGCGGGTTGATTGCCACTGATGAGCTCAGTCCAGCCCTTGTATCCGGAGCCGGAGTTGGGATTCGGGGTGAGCCATTCGCCGACTTTGTTC